ACTTAAAACAAGAAAATACAGATGCCTTCCCATATATTTTTGATGAAGAAAGAGCAAATAAATTTCTTGATTGGATGCGGTTATTTAAACATCGTAAGGGTGTGTTAGCTGGTACTTTTATTGAACCTCATATTATCCAAGAATTTATCTTTGGCAATATTTATGGCTGGATTCATCGTGAATCGGAATATAGACGGTTCAAAAAGTTGTACTGGCAGGTAGGACGTAAAAACGCTAAGTCTCAATCATTAGGTGCCGTAGGTAGTTACGAATCATCTGCATTAGGTGAGGCATCAGCCGAGGTGTATTGTGCTGCTACAAAGAAAGACCAGGCGAAAATTGTTTGGGAAGAGATACGCGACATGATAAAGGGTTCCAAGGATTTAAGAAGTCGATTTAAAGAAGCTTATGGCTCTATTACCCATCTGAAAAGTGGCTCTATTATAAAACCATTATCAAAAGAGGACAGGAAAAGCGGTGATGGTACTTCGCCTTCTTGTTTCATCATTGATGAATACCATGCCCATGAAACTGATGAAATGTATGATATTGGGGACTCTGGGCAAGGAGCTCGGCCACAACCTTTACTAGCTATCATAACAACAGCAGGATTCGAATTAGATTATCCTTGTTATCGCGTTGAATATCGTTATGTACGACAAATATTAGATCCTGAAAATCCAATTGAAAATGAAGAATACTTCGTGATGATTAATACACTTGATCCAGATGATGACATTTCAGATGAACGTAATTGGATTAAATCTAATCCTATTCTCGCGTCCTATCCTGAAGGGTTATCGTATATACGAAGACAAATGAAGGCTGCACTTGATGTACCTGAAAAAATGCGTAATTTCCTAACAAAAAATATGAATATATGGATTGATCAAAAGCAGGGTGGCTATATGCCATTATCAAAATGGAATGCATGCGCTCGCGAAAATATTGACGTCACAGGATATGACGTATTCATTGGAGTGGATTTATCAAAGAAAATCGACTTGTCTTCCACAGGGCTGATATTTCCAACTGATTATGGTTTCCATGTAAAACAACATTCTTTCATGCCTGAAGATGCATTAAGAGAAAGACAGGCAAAGGATAAAGTGCCTTATCAACTATGGATAGATAAAGGGTGGTTGTCTACGACTCCTGGTGCAGTGGTTGATTACAGTTTTATTGAAAACTGGATCGTAAAGACTGTGGAGGACAATGGATGGAACCCAATAGTTTTTTGTTACGATCCTTATGGAGCCACTCAATTTGCTCAAAATATGGCTGCAAGTGGTTTTGTTGTTGTGGAAGTCCGGCAAGGTTATCCAACTCTAAGTGAACCTACAAAAGATTTCCGCGAGCAAGTTTATCAGCAAAACATTACACATGATGGTGATGAACTTCTAACATGGGCCATCGGGAACGCGGTCACAGAAGTTGATGTAAATGAAAATATTCGTCTATCAAAAAGAAAGTCGAGGGAGCGGATTGATCCAATTGCTGCAGTAATAACAGGCTATGTACAAGCAATGTACAACAAAGTAGAAAGTGGAGATGGCAATATCAGCTTCATCTCTATTCATGATTTATAAGAGGGAGGTGAGAAATTGAAATTATGGCAACGTATCAAAACTACAGCGTACATGGCGTATGCAGGGGCTAGTACAGGTTGGAAAGGTTCGACATGGGATTTTAGCAACTGGTTTGGGCGAACCTTTTGGGGTATTGATAACAGCCAGTTAGCGACTAACGAAACCATTTTTAGCGTTATCAGTCGATTGGCCAACACTATGTCTGCATTACCCATAAAGCTTCATCAACATTACAATGTGATTCAAAATGATGTTTCAGACGTGCTCATAAATGAGCCAAATCAAAATATGAGTAGCTTTGATTTTATTAACGCTTTAGAAGTTAGCAGGAACGAAACAGGTAATGGATATGCAGTCATACTACGTGATATAAGGATGCGACCAATGGAGTTATTACCACTTGATCCGAATTGCGTGACTGAGTTTATTAATCGCGATGATAGCTCGTTGTGGTATGAAGTTCGCGGTGATAATAAAAATATGTATGTCCACAACAGTGATATGATCCATGTTAAGCATATCCGAGGACCAGCACGTTTGCGAGGACTTAACCCTTTAAAGGTTTTGGCCAATACAATTAAATACGATAAGGCTGTTCAGGAGTTCTCTCTTTCTGAAATGGAGAAAAAAGAATCTTTTACATTGAGCTATGCATCAAATGTTGATGAAGAAAAAAGGAATCGAATTATTGGTGACTTTAGAAGGTTTTACTCTGAAAATGGGGGTATTCTATTTAAAGAACCAGGTGTTGAAATTGATCCAATCACAAAACAATACTTTGCATCCGATACGTTGGCATCAGAGCGAATTACACGCTCAAGGGTAGCCAACGTTTTTAATGTACCGGTTTCATTTTTAAATGATTCGGAGGGTGGCACTCTAGGATCAAACGAGCAACAAATGATTCAATTTACGAATATGAATCTATTGCCAACCGTTCGCCAGTACGAACATGAGTTTAACAGAAAGTTGTTAACCAAAACAGATAGACAGGCAGGTATGTATTTCAAGTTTAATCTGGGTGGTCTTCTCAGAGGTGATACTGCTACTCGCGCATCGTTTTATCAAATGGGTATCCGAAATGGCTGGTTTAAACAAAACGAAGTAAGGGGATTTGAAGATTTGCCACCAGATGATTCTGAATACGCAAACAAGCTGTGGATTTCTGGTGATCTTTATCCTATCGATATGGATCCGACATTGCGGAAGTCCACTACTGCTGCATCAACTGTGGAAGGAGGTGGAAAAGAATGAAAAATCAACAGAATAAATTTTGGGACATTAAAGCATCTGCAGATGAAAAATCGGCAGATCTTTTTATTTATGGCGCTATTGTCAGTGGATATAAATGGAGAGATGAGGATGTAACACTTACTGATTTTCAACAAGCGTTAGATGATTTATCACCATCTGTAAAAACATTGAACATGTATGTGAACAGTCCTGGAGGTTCAGTATTTACAGCTATAGCTATGATGAATCAATTGGAGAGAAAGAAAAGTCAATTAACTATCAATGCTTATGTGGATGGTGTTGCAGCAAGTGCAGCATCATTCTTGATCATGAAAGCAGATAAAATTTTTATGTATGAAAATACTTTCTTGATGATTCATAAACCAATGATAACGTTGTGGAGCGCAAACGCTGTAGATTGCCGAGAACAGGCTGATTGGCTTGATAAAACAGAATCTAGAACTTGTATTCCGGCTTATAAAAGTAAAGGCACAGAGCTTTTGACAGACGAAAAAATCAATGAATTATTAGATGGCAAAGATAACTGGTTAGATGCAGAAGAAGCCTCGAAGTACTTTGACATAGAGGTTGTAGAAGAAGAAAAAGATGCTGTTGCATGTGCAGATATTGAGTTACTCAATCAATATCAAAATGTTCCTAAGCAACTCCTAGAACCTGTCCAATCAACACCAGTTATGAGTGCTGATGAAAAAGCTTTGCGTGAAAAAATTATTGCTGATTCGAAGGCGAATCTTACTTACTTAAATACAATTATAAATTAGGAGGTTTTCAAACTATGAAAACACAAACAAAAAAGTTTTTAAAATCATTAGAACAAAAAAACATGATGAAAATGCTATTACCTTTAAATATTCAAATGTTCGCTGGTGACCAAACACTTTATGAGTTAAAACAAGCAATGGCTACGATCGGCCAACAATTAAAAAAGGTTGAAGGTGAACTTTCTGCAAAAGCTATTGACCCATCAGCATCTATTGAAGACATCCAGGCACAACAAAAATCCAAAGAAGATCTACAAGCACGTTTTGATGTAATCAAACAACAACATGATCAACTGGAAACTGAGCAAAAGGCAAAACTAGCTCAACAACGTGCAGGGTTGGATGGAATCGATGATCCAAAACAAAAAGTAGAAACTGCTAAAGCTTCTTTAATTCGTTCAACAATGCGTGGTAAGCCAATTGATACAGACATTCGCGCAGCACTTGGTGATGATTCATCTACAGGTGGTGGTAAATTCTTACCTAAAACTGTTTCAAATGATATTATCATGGAGCCATTAGCGAAAAATCCATTGCGTGGTCATTCGGCAGTAACAAATATTCCAAACTTAGAACTACCTAAATTAAGTTATACGCTTGACGATGACGACTTTATTGCAGATAAAGAAACTGCAAAGGAACTTGAATTAACAGGTGATACAGTATTATTTGGTCGTAACAAGTTCAAAGTGTTTGCTGGCGTATCTGAAACTGTTTTAAATGGCACAGATACTAACTTAGTACAACATGTTGAGAATGCACTTAAATCTGGTGTTGCTGCAAAAGAGAAGAAGGTTGCATTTGCAACTACTCCAAAAGCTGGAGAAGAACACATGAGTTTCTATTCAACCCAAAATGGAATCAAGGTAGTGACTGGCGCTGATAAATACAAAGCAATTAAGGCAGCGATTGCAGATTTACATGAAGATTACCGTGAAAATGCAAAAATCTTTATGACATTTGCGGATTACTCTGACATTATCGAGACTCTTGCGAATGGTAATGCAACTTTATACACTGCTCAACCAGAACAAGTATTAGGTAAGCCAGTAGTATTCGCAGATGGTGCGACAAAGCCGATTGTTGGTGATTTCTCTTACTCACACTTCAACTATGATATTGGTGAATTATTCGAGCGTGATAAAGATATTAAAACAGGTATTGAGCAGTTTGTAGTAACAGCTTGGTTCGATCACCGTATTAAATTAAAATCTGCATTCCGTATTGCGGAAGTAACTGCCACTCCCTAATGAGGCGGTGTCCATTGGCGATGCCGTAATAGGTGATTCATTAATTATTCAATAAAGGAGCGAGTCTTTTAAATGGCTAAAACTAAAGAAGAATTAAAAGTAATGTTTGCTACTGGCAAAAAGCCTACTGGCACGGATTTTGCTGAATTAATAGATGGTGTAGAAGGACCTGCTGGCCCACAAGGAGAAATTGGCCCACAAGGTCCTGCTGGAGCAAAAGGTACGACTGGAGCAAAAGGAGATAAAGGTGATCCAGGTGTAGGGGTTAAGTCAATCGCTTTAACTGTGGATACAGATGGTAAAGTAACTGGTGGAACAATGACTTTAACAGATGATTCTACAGCTCCTATTATTATAACTACTGCATAAAAGTTGTCTATTTGAGGGCTTTTTATAGAAAAGAGTGATAAATAAATGACATTACTCGATGAATTAAAAGAATATCTACGAATTGATGGGAATGATGAGGATCGTTCCCTTTCTACTATTCTGCAATCATCCATTTTTTATTTGGAGAATGCAGGTGTTAAACAGCCAGAGGATTATTATTTAACTGTGGAGGACAAAGAGGTGTTTGCCTTACATCGTTTAGCTATTATGACACTCGCTACACACTTTTACGAGAATCGTATAGCTATTACGCCTTCCACAATTAAAACAGCACAGCAACCCATTCCATATGGCTTACAGTCGATAATTTTACAAATAAAGTGGGTGGATCCTGATGAACTATCGCAACAACAATAATGCAGGTCGTATGAACAAGCGTCCTACTTTCTTAAATCCACCAGGTACGATAACTAATGGATGGCCAAGTGATGAATGGACTAAACATGTAACGGTATGGGCGGAATTGAAGACTGCAAAAGGTTATAAATTATTTAGTTCTGACGCTACACAATGGCAAGGGAAATGTGTTATTGGTATTCGCTATCGGAGCGATATACATGAAAAAATGCGTGTTCAATTAGCTGGCAAAACATACGAAATGGATGCACCACCTGTTAACGACAATGGCGATAATCAGTGGCTCACAATCTTTTTAAAAGAGGTGGTTTAGATGAATTTTGAAATACAAGGTATGGACGCTTTGATGCAAAATTTAATG